GGGCCTTTACCTTCTTTTACTGATCTGTATTGTTCGGTTAATGTTCTCATTTTTATATATTTAATTTTGCTTCAATTTCATCTAGTAATTCAAATATGTAGTCTGTTGAATAAACTACTGCATATGAACCTGGATTCTCATTGTAGTATTTTGCTGTTTCATCTTTTGCATTGTTCAAAAGAGGATATATTCTGTTTAATCTTTCTTCTATTTCTTTAAATGCCGCAATTCTTTTACCTTGAAATTCATTGCGGTCTGATGTTTCAAATAATTGTTTTACTTCTAATCCTGATCCTTTAATCTTTTTAGGGACTAATTTATATCCGTATTGGCTAGTATAAACATTTTTTTTCTTTTTACCAAATGCGTTTGGTGTTAAATACCCTATACCTTCGCCTTCTTCAACTTCTTCTTCTTTTAACTTAATATCTTTTATTCTAAAGTCTTTATATTCTTTATTTTGAGATTTTAATTCTTTTGTTACAGCATATTCTCCTTCATTATCATCAAAATCTCCAGGAATTGTTACTTTTAATTTTTCTTTAGTAGGTCTTAATTCTACATCAATTTCTAAATCTTCTTTTAATCTTGATACACGTTCGTATTCTTTTGGATATGCTTTTCTAACGTGTGTTCTGAATGCATTGAATAATTTGGCTATGTCTTTCGCAAATCCGTCTATTACTACATCGTCTTTAGCTTTACCTTCTTTTTCTAAATCACTTAAAAAATCGTTTGCTTTTGATAGTGCTTTGTATACTGAAGAAAAGTCAGCTGCATCTACTATGTCCCATTCGATTCTGCCTGTAGCATCATCTATAGCTGAAACAGTTGATTTTTTACCTCCTCTGATTTCAGTATCACCTACTTCTATTTCTTTAAGCTTGAACCTGTACATTTTTTACTTCTTGGATTAAATCGTAATATTGTAGCAAGTTAGCTAAATCATCATCTTTAACTTTAGCTGTTTTATCTAGTGTAGGAAGCATTTTAATTACTTCTTCTATTTTGATTTTAGTAACTTTATCTGTTACTTTAGAATTAAGCTCAGTTAAAGATTCTTTAATTTCATTTACCTTAGAATTGTAAAATTCTTTTAATCTTGGTGTGTTATCTATTGATGTAATAAGTTCTTTAAGAATGTCCTTTTGTTCTTCTAGTAATGTATCATACTTGTCATTAAATTTTTCAAGTAGTACTCTATAAGTTAGTGTTCTTAAGGTTTTATCGTATTTTTGAAATTCATCTACTACAGTTTCTTTTTGTTCTTTAACTACAGGTTTTTCAGATAAATGTTCTAAAATAGTAAGCTTATTGTTTATTTCTAATTCAGGATTCGAAAACTCTTTATTTGCCTTAATTTCGGTTAGCATATAAAAAGCAGCTTGTGTTTTATAGTTTGGAAGCTTGTGTTTAAAAAATTTAGTTAAATCATAATGTTTTTTAATTTCACTAATTAAATTATATTTTTGTCTTCTTAAAGCACTTCTATTTAAATTTAAAGATGATTCTAATAGTGAATTTAAAATTAGATTAGCTTTTGCTTCAGATACTGTAGTATGTTTAGCTAATTGTTCATATAACTTATATTCCCTTCCTAATTCAGTTTGGACAAAATATCCTTTTAGTATCTTTCTTGCTGGGGAATCTATACCATCTAAGGTATCAGCCGTAATTTGACGTACTAATAATTCAAAAAGAATACCAGAATTTTTGTACTTTGAATGTTTTATGTTCATTCTTTGCAGTTTGGTTTATTTATAAATATATAAAAATATTTTATTCTTTCAATTGTGATTCATCTAATAGACCATTTCCTTTTTTTTCTTCTTCAAAAACAAGTTTTTTTCCAGTTTTTTTCGGTCCAGGTACTTTTTTTAACATGTTTTGATGTTCCATTGCTAGTGGAGAACCACCTTTAAATTTTGGTCTTAATCTATTAGATTCAGTATCATTACCACCCTTTGCAGCTTCTCTACCTAATGGATCTTTACCAAAAGCATTTTCTTGTTTACCTCTATCAGTTAGTTTTTCTTTTTTTCTACCTAATGGTTCTTTTTCATTATATCCATCTGGTATGTTACTTGGATCTGATTGAGTTCTTCCCATACCATATAATGAAGCTAAATCATGTGGTGTACCATAAGATTTACCTGTTTCTAGTGGATCATTACCTTCTGCTTCTATTTGTGATAATCTGAATGCACGTTTAGCATCTTGTTGTACTAAATCTCTATACTCATCAAATTCATCTTGGCTAAAGTGGAATATGTTTTCATAAATCCAATCTGTAGGAATAATTTTACTATCAATCATTGATTGAGCTAATGTCATTTTTTCTGTCATCAATGCTACTCTTTCCTGATCATATATAATTGATGGTGTAGTTAAACCTAACTCAAAATTTGTTAAATTTTCATCTTTATAACCTTGAGTATATAAATGTACTAATGCTATTTTTTGTAATTCTGATACTAATATTCTTTGAATTCTTTCTATTGTACGAGCAAATCTAATATCCTGTGCTGCTAATGTTGCTTTACCATCTGTGTCAGCATCATAACCTATAAATGCTTTAGGTACTTTAAGAGCAGCAAATAGTTTATCTCTTAAATATTCTACATCTGCTATACCATCATATTGTAATCCAGGTGTAGTATCTATTTTAGTTGCTGTATCGTTACCCCTGATTGGGATGTAAAAATCTTCTAACATGTTTTGCATGTTATATCTTAAGTTGTACTCTCCTGTTTGTTCATCCATATATGGAGTACGTTTCATTTTAGAAATAGTTTTTTGCATAAAGTTTTCTATTTCTGCAGGTGGAATATTTCCTACGTTGATGTAAAATATTCGCTTTTCAGGTGCTCTTACTATACGATGTATTAACATTGCGTCTTCCATAAGAGTGTACTGTTTAAACAGTTTACGTGCTGGTTCTATATATGATCTACCATATGGAAGGAAATTTGTATCAGTAAGTAATCTAAAATGAGCCATTTCATAATTATCAAATATAATATCATTACCACTTACATTATTAGTATTAGGAACATTATAATAACCATATCCTCCTGCTGAAACACCTTCAGGATTAAATACATATTTTATATCGGCTGGATTATCTGGATCACTTCCTTCTAATCTTTCTATGTGGTATGCATTATAAGGTATAACATTATATACCCCAAATTTTTCTGCTATTTCTAATTTTAAGAAAAAGTCTCCATATTTACACATATTTCTAACCCAGGGCCATAGATTAAATTCTATGTTTAATACATCATAAAATAAATTGTATAGTATTTTTTGAATATTTTCATCTGATGATCTAATGGTTAATACTTCACCCATTTCATTTTTAAGAGTAGATTCATCTGCTATAATATCTAAAGTAGAAGCTATAATAGCATCTGTATCCATAGCATCATATTCTGAATATAGTTGAGGTCTTAGTGTTTGATAATTAAAGTTACTTTGATAACCATATAGTGAAGTAGGAGATGTTGAATATAACCTATTAAACCTATCTACTAGAGAATTATTTTCATATTCTCCAGATTGTTGAATTTTATTAACATCCATAACCCTAAGTTGGTTACCACCTTGGTTACGAATTATTACATCGGTTGAAAATAATCTTTTAAGTCTTGAAAATAATCTTGTATCTGCCATGATATATATATTGTATAAATATTATAAGAGCCAACGAATGTCCTCTTTTCCGTTAGAATATGGGTTATCTATTTGCCATGGATTTTGATCCTTGGGTGCTTGGTAAGCTCCATTATAATTTGTTTTAGTTGAAGCTATGTTTTGAAGCATATTTTTAGTTAAATCTACTCCGTGTTGTTTAAATTTAAATGCAGTATCTCTCATGTACATTGCAGTTCCAAATGACATAACTAAATCATCATTGTAACCTTGTTGTGCTTCTGGTCTACCATTTCTCCAGATAAAAGTTTTCATTTCTTCTAATAATCTTTTACTTTGGAATGTTACACCTTTATCACTTAAATATTCTTGAAATTTACTTATTACCATAGGTCTAACTCTAGATGACATTGTAAATCCAGGTACCATTCGTGATGTATCCATATATTGGTCAAAATACGAATCAGCTCTTACTTCTCCACTCTTAGGTGAATAGTAAAGATTTTGATAACCTCTATCTATAACTGTTTGTATTGTAGACCAACCTATACTGTTGTTTTCTATTACTAATAGTGCTTCATTGTATTCTGTAGCTATACCCACTAGTAAATGTCCATATTCTTTTGTACCTAATTGACCTCTATATTCTGCTACTTGTACATTGTTTTCTACATCTATTATGTGGAATGCAGAGTGGTCTTTTCCGTCTCCTCTAGCGACATCAGCCACAACCATATATGTTCTCGAATAATCGCATGGTTCCCAAACCCATAAATTTCTATCAGCCCCACGACGTTCAAGAGGATCTTTAATG